AGAAAGCATATAAGGTTTGATGTCTAAAATACTTCATTAACAAATCATGATTAGCACTTTGAATAGGTATGCCAAGACCTCTCAATTCAGCCGAGTAAGGTATAGTTACTTCAGTATTATTAGTAACTAATAGATCAGGCTTACGATCTAAAATTTTAGTTAGCTCTACAATTTCAGATCCTGTTTGACTAAAGAAAGCAATCCAGATCATTATTCGCCTGTCACATAGTTTCTAAATAGTTCTATATTCCAATCCATATAAGCTATTTGTTCATCATCGGGAACGGTGTGGAGGAGATCCACAAGTTTGACGGACTGTTTACTAACCAGACCACCATGCTCATAAGTAATCCTACGAATACCATGAACGATAGGGTTGGAAGTATCCAAGGATTCGATCCAATCAAACCCTTCACGGTAGAATAAAAACTCAATCGGTAGCGCACAACCCAGGAGGTGATGTGGTTTTGCTTCATTAATAATTCCATCTTCTAATAGTCTTGCCATTGTTTGTACTCTACCCATTGCATACGCCATCCATTTATTCGGATGAGGACATAGCTCTAAATAATAACTATAGTCAAAAGATATCGCAATCTTATCAACATTAATTACTTTATCCAAATACTGATAGCAATTGACCAGATCTTCATATGACTTACCCTGTACAACACCGATACTCTTACCAGGTAGATCTGGATACTTCTCTTTAAAATCAAGAGCATTATCCATTGTACCTAATGTATCTTCAAGCACATCTGGTATAATATACTCAGTTGGTCTTAGTTCTTTAATCCAATAGGCATAACGTTCAGAATCAAATGCTGTACCTAATTCAAATATAGAATTATCTAGAATAACATCGCGACCTTGCTTTAGAGATTCTTTGAAGAAGTTGTAGTACTCTTTATTCTCTTCAAACAAATGAACTAGAGCATAATCATAATCATTATAATCTCTAGATTCTTCCAACATACAAAGTGGTGATTCGTGACTAATTTTCATTGTAGTTTCTCAATAATATCTAATGCTACAGGAGCCCAGAGAACGGTATCATTGTACTTAGTTTTCTTGGCCTTGTGCCCATTCTTACTTACATAAGCTATCATATCTTCTATATTATAGCGGTAAATAGATTTAGTATCCACATCTACCCCATAAATTTGTTTTGCCATTGTGGTATATAACCAACCTGAGCGCTGTTTTTTATAATTAACCAGCTCTACACAAAGGGTACCCATATAATAATTGGACTTAACATCGACAGCAACTCCATTAATAATACAATCAATTTTTAGAACTACTTGACTTTTAATATCATTCTTATCTTCAAATAAAAAGTTATTAGTCTTGCAATATTCCGCAACTATTGCTTCACCAAGATCACCCTTAGCGCCCTTAGCACCATAGCGACCTTCGGAGTTTGCATACCATGTCATAAATTACCCCTTAATTAAGGACATAAACTCAGCACGACAATCAGGTTCAGACCTAAAGCAACCACCTAACTTAGCAGTCAACGTAGATGACGAATGATCTTCCACACCTCTGCTCTTCACGCAGTAATGTACACCTTCAATAACAACAGCAACATCTTCAGTACCTAAAATATATACTAATGCATGATATACTTGCTCGGCAATACGTTCTTGTACTTGCGGACGACGCGAGAAGTATTCTACAATACGGTTAAGCTTAGATAGACCTAGTACTTTACCTTTAGGAATATAAGCTACGTGAGCTTTGCCGTCGATAGTCACAAAGTGATGTTCGCAGTTAGACATCATGGTAATATCCTTCTCGATTACCATCTCATCATACCCCATCTTATTCTCGATGACAGTACACTTGGGAAAGTTCTCTGGTCTAAGTCCCCAAAAGATTTCATTTACATACATCTTAGCAACTCGCTTAGGAGTATCCATTAGCGAGTCATCACCCAAGTCTAGACCCAGCGTAGTCATAATAGCATCGAAATGCTTTTCAATACGCTTAATTTTAAATTCATCTTTCTTGAGAAGACTATCTAGAACAGTAGGAGTATTGACTCCTTTCTCTCTTAAATATTCTTCAATCTTATAACCTAGTTCTGCATCACATTTAGTTTTTTGCAAGCTCATGAGTAATCTCCGTATACAATATGCATTAATGTTTCTATTTTATCTACCAGTGCCACTAACTCAGGATCTGGATTCTCTTCTTTACGTTTTTCTAAATACGGGTATGCTTGAATAAGCAACCTAATATATAACTCTTCCATTTTTGTTGACATTACGTTCCCCACTCATTTTTAAATAATGGTACTTGCAAGCGATCACTATACCGCCAACCTTTTTTCATAGCAAGTTCAGCTACTTTTCTATTATTCATAGAGTAAACAGACTCGACACCCCCAACTGGCATAAGATAAACCGGGCCTCTAAACCCTGCTTTACGATAATCATTGACAGCTTCTTCAGCTTCCTTTACATCACTTTCCTTAGCTACAACGAACTTAAGGTAAGTATAACCGAACCATTCATACATATTAACTATCTCAGGACAGATTGCATCCTCTTTTGTCTCACCTGATACAGATAGTTTAGGTGATACTGAGAAAGTAAGATCATTCTTACGCTGCTTAGTCCAGTTATTATATAAGAAAGTTTTAAAACTATCACTAAGTTCTTGCGTACCATTTGTCTCAAATGTAAGCTCACGCAACGAAAGCATCCTTTTATCATCTAACAGATCCGGGTAAGCTCGTTGCCAGCCTAGCAAAGGCTCGCCACCTGTAATGACTAGATGCTCTTCTTTCCATTCCTTATGCGGTAGTAATTCCATAATTGTTTCGGCAATAGTATAACTATCGAGTACAGGGCTAAGATGCTTAAAGCGAGGATCCCAAGAGGCATAAGAATCACAACCAGTAGATACGAGAGGCAAATCCTTATAGGTGTTGTATTTTTGTACTTCCGCAGCCACATAATCATGCTCCTTACTATATTCACCTGCAGGCATTCCAAAACCACTACAGGTAAAATTACAGCCAAACGTACGAAGGAATACACTAGGTACACCCATATACCGGCCCTCGCCTTGAATACTATAAAACAGTTCAGCTACTTTAATTTTTGACATCAGGGCTCCACATAAGGTTCAGGTTGATTAGGGTAATATCGAGTAGTTAGTACAGATGGATATGTTTCACTTACAAAACGATCACGAGCATCGTTAAACATATAACCAACTACATCGATGATATCGATATTACGACCATACTTTTTCTTAGCACGATACGTAATTTGATTAACATTGACGCCTTCTCCGGGATGATACAGGCTACGGAGCTGTTGCCCCGTCATAAAGAATATTTCAATCATACTAATTCTTCAGCAATGCCGATAATTTCTGCGATAATAAACAGAACACCAGCTGCGATAAGATTATTTGTAATGAGAGTAATACCCGCTGCGATTCTAAAGCCACTTTTAACGAAGCTTAGACGAGCATGCCATTTAGGGTCTGGCTGTAGACCGAGATTAAGATCAATCATTTAGTTCCTAGTTATGCGGGAAGGTCCGCGTTCAATTAGCTACATAACAATTATATTATATTTATTCGAAATTAGCCATAACTTCTGGTACTATTTTCTTTTTTCTTCCAGGTTTTATTGTACGGCGATCTGGGTCGATAGTATCGACTTGTTTACGTACCATCTCAATTAAACTATTAGCAAACTCCTCGTTACCTTCCGAGTGAGCTAGAATCATATCGATGTCTACATTCTCAAGTAACTTATACTTAGTAGCCTGTTGTTTCTTTTCTTTTTGTATCCGTCTTACGAAAGCAAAAAAAGTAATCTGTGTATAGTAGGCAAAAGGATTTGTACCGCGTTCAGGATCAAATTTTTCTACTGCTGTTAAACAGTTTTCTATACCATCAGATATCATATCATCTTTATAGGTATAGTTAATAAAGTTAGCTTTATATGAAAGGTGAGTAGCAATCTTTAAAAAGCATTCTCCAATATATTCACTAACTCTAGGTTTTTCTAACCCTTTTGTTTTAGCCTCGTCTAACTGTTTTCTGTAGTCAACTAAAGCTTCGTAAAACTTTTTATTGTCTACATAATGAGCAGGAGCTTTCTTTTCAATGAAAGGTTCTAACTCTACGGGCTGATCTACTGTAGTCATCTTCTTCTTCTTCCTCGTTACCGGACATCATTGCTTCTTGTGCGACGTCAATTAACTCCTCCAATACATCATCTGAATAACCATCTTCCAGAGTTGCAATTGATGAAGATCTGTTTGCTTCTATAACAAAAATATCATATTGTTCAATTACTTTTGATTGTACATCTACTGCAATTAGAATACTAGCTACTGGTAAACTTATAACATCCTGTACAGCCATCTTCATCCATGTTTGCATAACATATGTTTCCATAATACCTTTTTCTCTAGGTATTCTGTAAGCACAAATTAATACCGGATCCACTATATCAATGAACTCTTTATCTTCAAAGGTCTCACATGGATCATCTGTTACTGCAATAATATCTTCACCATTAATTAGCTTAAAGAACTTATAATACATTATAGATCTACCTTTACTAATTTGTAATCAAACTTCTCTTCGTTGTACGTTTTAATACGTTCGATCATATGGTGTAATGTATAATTCTTTTTTGCCCTCCAAGTCAGATCATCCCCGATATCATATAAGTTACAATGCGTCTTATCATCTCCTCGTCTGAGGCCTCGACCAACAGATTGTAGATTTCGAATTCTAGACTTAGTAGGTGATGCAAATATAATATTGTGAAGGTTTCTAATATTTATGCCGGTTGAAAATGTGCCATATGAGGCTACAATAATAGCGTCGTTTTCTGTCTCGGTAATCTTACGAATATTCTCTCTCTGCTCTGTATCTGTACCACCATAGACAAAAAATATCTTTCTTTCTTCGCCTTTAGCTTTAATCATATCAAATAGAATAGCTCCGTGCTTTTCTACAAATTGAAATAGTACTAATGAATTACCTTTTTGTGATAGAGCAAGATTACGAATAAATTTATTTCTAGGTTCATACCCACATAAGAAATTCATCTCCTCTGGGTACTTATTATCCTTATTAACTTTTTTTATTTCATCTGGATACTGTAATACAATGCCAAAGATTTTTAATTCAGATAGATGATTATCATCCATTAACTGTCTAGTAGTGGTAACATTATAAACAGGCCCAAATAATCCTTCTAGAACTAGTTTATGTGTCTTCATACCATCTAAGGTACCTGTAGTACCATACCGATATGGGGTATTAACCATTTTATGCATGATACCAGTTAAAGACTTTGCCTTAAAGGTATGTGCTTCATCCCCATAAACTACATCATATAGTTCAAAGAACTTTTTAGGTAGTTCGTATACAGATTGCCATGTAGAAATAACGATAGGATTTAAGTCAATTTTACTATGTCCACTATAGATTCTACTACAGTTTTCTGATGCTTTCCAGCCATTATTCTGCGAATATGCCTGAAAATCAGAGTACATTTGCTCAACTAGTGAGGTTGTAGGTACAAGTATAAGCTGTCTACGATTAAACCTTTGATTCCATCTAAGTAGACAATAAATGATTAATGACTTACCTGAGCCGGTTGGACTAAGTAGTAAACGTCTACCATCACAGATAGCTCTGAAGATAGCATCTATCTGATACTCTCTAACTGCACCTCCATCAGGTAGACTAAGATCTAACTCTTTAACAAACTCTCGTACTACATCCAACGTACAAGCATCCGCAGTTACCGTATACTTTTCATAATCGACTGTATACTCATTAACTTCGGCTAGATGCTCTAAGTACCCTAATAAGCCAACATATAACTCTTTTGTAAACATCGAAAAGAGTCTTATCTTTCCATCCCAGATTTTATTTCTAAATAAAGGATGAAACTTAGCACCCGGGGCTTCGAAGGTAAAGTGATCGCTTATCTCTTGCAATATGGACGGATCAGCATCAACCTTAATATATACTTCATTCTTCTTTGAGATGCTTACAATTGACATTACATCATTCCATTAGAGAATTTAGTCCATTCAATACTTGACTTTACATCCCAAGTTCTAGAATTAATAGATCTGATTATCTGCTCTAAGGTATAAATGACGGTCTTAAAGTACTCATGTTTATCTTGCAATATAACCAGGTGCTGATCACATTGTAAGTATTCATCCATTTCATTCTTTAAAGGTTTATTGCCTTGGAATTGATCCCAACCATTTTCTTCTAACTCTTCTTTAGTTAACTCACCTCGGTAGTACTTATACTTTAAACGTCTAGTATTAAGGTAATCAGATTCTGCTTTACGCAGCTGAAGTTTTGTCTTAGAAAGGAAGGTAAGATATTTAGCGTGTAGAGTAGGTACCCGAGCCGCCTCGCGGCCCAGGTTAGTCTCATCTATAGGGGCATCTTTGACCCATTCATCCTGCAGTTCAGATAGTTTCATCTAACAATTATATACTATTTAATCAGGAAGATCAATAGATATGGTTTCAGACTTTTCAGGGGTAGGTTTAATTACTTCATTAAAGTTAATGATAGCTTGCGGGTTGCCTTGGAAGCAGAAATGGCCATAGTGATTAAGCGAGATAGAAGGATCAAGCCAAATATCACCACCAATTTCTTGCCAACGACGACAGAAGGTATAATCTTCTGATAGATATCTACGATCAATCGGATCAATCATAGTATCAAACAACGCATAGAACTGATCTTTGAGATCTGCATTATTAATATTAACGTCATTATTATATTTAAACTCCGGATATGCCTTAATCATCTTAAGGATAGCCTCACGCTTAATCATCATGAAACCCGTACCAGCATCGTGTAGTTTAATGAGACCGTTCTCTACACCAATCGTTTTAGTTTCTCTATCTACAAACTTAAAGTTAATAGCATAGTCGGAACCGAATGCAGCAATTTCCCGATCGGTTAGCACTTTTTCTTTATTATTAGGATCGGCTAGATTACTCTTAATACGATCCCAGGCTACGCCTTTTTTAGGGTAAGCACCAACCACGACATCTTTGTTATGAGCGTACAATTTAAGTACATCTTCTACCTGGAATTCGATATCAGCATCAATAAACAATAGATGCGTATAATCTGAATTAAGGAAGTATGCTAGTAGAACATTTCGTGCACGAGTAACTAATGACTCATTAGCAATAGTACCAAATGCTAATGGAATTTGATGCTGATTAAAAAACGTCATCATCTTAATTACTGAACGAAAGTACGGCTCGTTTAGTTGACCACCATAACAGGGTGTTGCAATAAAGAACTTGTTCTTACGAATTTCATCCACACTCAATTCAATTTTATTCTGCGCCATAAAAAATCTCCAAATTAAAAATTATAAAACTTCAATATCAAATAGTTTGTATTTAAAAGAAGCTACACCTACAAAATACTCTACAGAAGAGGACGTTATATCAAAGTCCAAAGCTTCTACAGAAACCGGAAACAAGTCTTTAAAAATAATATTAGTTTTAGGAACGTTGTTACTATCTAAAATAGTTAAAGTACCGTCTGAATAAGCTACAGCACCAGAAGCACCAGAGGAATTTACTACAAATGGGAATCTATTTAATCTTTCCGCAGTGAAATTTCTATATTGATTATAGTCGTTTGGAAAGCCAAGTGCCACTAACCATTCATATAATTCCAGATAATTTGACATATCTTCTGAAATTAAAAACCGAATTGTAAAATCTCCAAAGGAATTCTTATCGCCTACATGTGGAATATCTAGAAACGGAGTAGGTTGAACAGCAAAACCTAATGCTAATGCAGGTAGATTAGCAGACTGACACGTATAGGCCACTTTTGGTAAATCTTTAATAGTAAACCTAAAGGCATTCGGACGTAGATAGTTAGCTACTTGAGAAGAGCTAACATTGGTAATGTCCTTTAAAATTGAATCGAGATTAGATGTAAACATAATACTCCTTTTCTATTATTTATAACAAAAAAAGAGAGCCTTTTGAGCTCTCTTTTAAACTAACCCGAAGGTTAGAACCGTTCTTACGCCGGCTTTTAATTACATCAAGTTAACAACTTTAGTACGACGATAGTACTGATTACGGCTTGCCGTAAATGTATCAGCATCAGCCACTGCGCTGTTAGCGCTTGTTGTGACGTATGGGTTAGCAATCATACCATAACGGGTCTTGAAGCCAATTTTTGGCTGGAAGCTGTTAGGATCAACTGCACGAACCATTTGTAAAGGAACGTATGGGCAGTAGAAAATACCTGCGTCATATGGGGATGTACCTTTGTAACCAACCACATAGAACTGCGAAGCAGAACCTAGGTTAGCCGAATATGGATCGATATACACTTTAAAGCGACCATTTAGAACACCAGCGAATGTGTTACCAGTATCATCCACATTTAGATTTGTGCTTAGTGCTGGAGCATAATCCAACACACCAGCCATTGCTAATGCAGAAGCCACGTCTGCTGAACAGACGATGAAGTTACCTTTGCCACGACGAGTGTCTTGACCAATGTGGTTAGCATCACGTTCGATGTTAAACAATAGACCTTTGAAACGCTCAACAGACCAACGACCGTTCGAATCAACGTCAAGATTGAATGTACCAGCTGTTGCAGTAGCAGGTGAACCAGCTTTAGCAACTGTGTAGATTGTACGAACAACTTCACGGTTAATTTCAAACATAATTTCTTGCGAAAGAATGTTCGATAATTCCGACTCAGCGTCAAGACCATGAACTGCTTTCAAGTCTTGTGCTAATTCTAAGGTGTATTCTGCTTTAAGAGCACGGCTACGAGCTGTAACAGTTGTCTTGTCGATCGCAAAACCCATGGAACCGAATGCGTTAGTAGATGCATCACCAAGTTGTTCAGCTTCAGCGGTAGACATACCTTTACCGGTTGTATAAGTACCATCAACTGGGTTTGTACCAGCATGTGTACCATTAAATGGGGTGCCAGATGTCGACAACTCATTTGTATACGAAGACGACGAGAACTGAGTATTAGCTTCGTTGTATAGAGCTTCAACTAGACCCGAATCTGTACGTGTATTACCATACACTGAACGCATTGCAAAGATCAAACCTGTAGGACCTGTCATTGGCTGAACGCCGCAGATGTCATAAGCCATTAGGTTAGGCATTGCACGGCGAACTAGACCAATCATGATTGGATCGTATCTATCGATACCAGCAGTACCGAAAGAGTTGTTGCCTGGAATTGCTTCCGAAAGCATGTTGCGCTCTTCACGCAATGCTTTTTCTTGATTCTCTAAAAGAACAGCGGTAACTGCTTTTTTATAAGTATCTTTAATTTCTGGAAGATCTGGGTGATTGATGATCGATCCCCATTTCTGTTGACTTTGTTCTGATAGGTACATTACCTTCTCCTTGTTGTGGAAATGTTTTTTATTTATAAATTATCGAGCTTTAATGGATCTTGAAATAGCCTGAGCATACTTCGAAATCACGCTACCGTCATCAAATACTGGTGAGGTACCGCTTTCCTCTACTAAAACTTGTTCAGGCGATTTGGATGTTGTCTTAGGGAAATAATTCTCCATAATGACAGCAACTTTTTCTCTGAATAGGTCCTCTGAATCAAACTCTACCCCTTCCACAAGCTTTCTTAGTTTTTCAACTTCGGTTGCGGCTAGTTCTTTAGTCTGTTCATCAAGAATTTGTTCGCGCTTTAGGCTTGACAATTCTTGAGCAAGTTCGATATTGGTTGAAATAGCTTCATCTAACTTAGCTTTATATTCGTCAGATGCAGACTGCATTTCTTCTATTACGTCATACTTCTCTTCTGGAACTTCGATGTAATGTTCTTTAAAGAGGGTTTTCATACCAGTAATAAAATCTTCTGCGATTTCGGTTCTTAGACCAGAATCAACAGCTAAAACGTTTTCTTCAATCCATTGTTCAACCACATAATTTAAATAGCCATCGACTTTTTCAACGATGGTATCTTTAAACTCTACTAATTGATCGACAGCTTGTTCTTCTAATTTAGAAGTAACTTTCTCCATCTCATGATTGACGCGAGCAATAACTGCTGCTTCAAAAATAGACGAGGCTTTTGTTTTAAATTCTTCTGAAAGATCTTCACCAAAGATAGAATTGAGCTGAGCTGAAAGATCAATAGATTGCTCAGCAATAGTCTCTCCATCTTTTTCTGTTTCTTCCATTGACTGAACCTTAACAGATTTAGCATCACCTTTACCCATATCTGGGTGTGTAGTATCCTTCGACATTTTACCTGCGGTAGTCTTACCTGGCTCCATATCATCTAATTCATCGAATGAAGCGTCTTTAGACGAACCTTGCTTAGGGTTTGAGGTGTCACCGGCGATTGCTGCAGTGGCAGCTTTAGAAGTATCCTTCTTAGCATTCATTGCTGCTTTTGCGCCAGCATCCCCTGCACCGGAAGCGGTAAGGTTATCTGCAGATTCTTCAGTCAATTGACCAGCGCCGTTTGCACGACCTAGCAATTCTTGTATTTTTGCTTCGACTGACATCCTATTCTCCTAAGAGTTTGTTAACGTTAATATTTATAAAGACAAATTATTTGATACTTCGTAAAAACGATTCAAATACCTGTAATTTTACTGTACTTAGATCGGCTTTAGAAGCTTTTCTAATTGTTTGCTGAGCTTGCTCAATTTGTACTGACTTCCATATACCATTATCCAGTATCCATTCAGCAGACTCCATAATGCCTTGTACAAATGCATCGGGCGCGCTTGGGTCAGCAACAATATCAACCGTAGCAAGGTGAAAGTCATCTTGTACTTCGTTAATACCGTTTCTTTCCTTTAGGGAACCAAGCCCTCTTGAAGATACACCTAAACGAACTCCCTCTTCAAGAAAATTCTTTGCAATTTTACCCATAGGTGTATCTAAAATCTTTGCTTTACCAATTATATCATTTCCCTCAAACCGTAAGCCGGTGATTAAATGAGATACTTGATTGAGATTAATTTGTGGGTTAGGTGGGTGACCTAGTTCCCCTAAAGATCTTTTTTCACTAATAAGATCTTGATATCTAGCAATTTCTTTTTCCATGATACCCTTAGGGTACATGCGGCCATTTTTATTAGGCTTTTCTGCCTGCATAAAAATACCTTCAATAAAGACGTTCTTTGTACCGTCTTCTTTTTTCTCAACTAGATACTGGACGTTAGTTAGTTGTTCTGTAATTAGCTTCATAGTGAGCCTGGTCCTTGATTTTGTCTGTCAGGATCGTTAAAACCGATACCTTTTGTAAACTGTATAATTACAGAGCTATTACCAGCACCTGTGTATACAGTTACATTAGCATTTGCTTGTTCGTCTAAAACTAACCCTAATGAGTCTGTTAGATTGAACTCCCCAGAGCCTGTACTCATAGTAAATACAACATTACTATTTCTAGTAATATTAGCATATGTAGTAACATCATATGCTATATCAGAAATAGTCCAAGATAAATTACCAGCAGATGTTAGCGGGATGGTTTGATCTGCATATTTAATATCCGTATATGTAATCTGAATAGAATTAGGATTATCTGATATTACTTTAATAGCAGCCTGACGTCTGGTGTTTTTTAGAATGTATTTTGAAATACCCATTTTGTTATCCTATCGTCCGTTTTTTCTTTTTATGATTGCCATGATATTCAGCAACCATTACTTCTAATTTTTCTGTAAATACTTTTCTTGGACCGTCGCTAAACTCAACACCATACCACTCAATATTACCATCTTCATCAGGCTCAGCATGCATGCCTTCTAAAACGACACCTTCACCGTGTACATTAGAGTAAACATGTTTGGCGCAAAGATGCTCACCATCTGTATCTTCTGATACCGCAGGTACCTTACTTCTTTGTTTATCTAAAGGATCAGACCTTAACATAGACCCACCGGATCCATCTTGATTAGCATCGCCTCTTCTTAGTTTACCATCTCTGGTAAAGTGAAAGCCTTTAGGAGCACCTTTAGTCTCCACAATTGCTTCTTCTTCCATATCATCTACGTCTTGTTTACTATGCATTAAGTAATCATGAACTGAGTCTAAGTAGTCAGAAGCCATGGTTAGTTTAGATTGAACCCAACCGTCTAACTGCTTATCATCATCCATCATTTGAACTAGACCAGTTGCTTGATCAATCATTCTATTTAATTGACCTTTAGCCATACTACCTTCGTCATCTACTTCTTCACTTATTTTATTTGGATTTTTATTATACTCACCTTGCTCGTGAAGTCTGTCATGAATATCTCTTAATTGATCGTGAATGTGACGGATGTCACCTACATGACCCCAGTGAGCGGTATGTTCATGGGCGCTATAATGTTTAGATAGGGCTGAATGAATACCTTTCATTAATTTAGCTGTCTCATTATGGTATTCTTGAAAGCGTTTTTCAGCGCCTGCGCCTTCTTCTAACTTATTAACTTCTTCGTTAGCAGTTTTAAGTGCTTGTTGTACTCTAGGATGCTTAGATAAATTTTTTCTAATTTTTTCTATAGTGCTTACTGCCCCAGTCATGTTACCACCGGCATATCTTTTATCTTTAACTACACCTACGGCCATTTTAATATCTTTGCTGGTAATAGCTTCTTCTAGTTCAGCTTCTTCAGTAGCATACCGTTTTTGTATTTTACTCATGGCTTGCATTTGACCTTTCATACGCTTCTCACGCGTATTAAGGTCTGGAATAGCACTAACATACTTACCTGCATCTAAACTTTTTGATGCTCTTACACCAGCTTCTAAACCACTTTTTCCTGCTTTAGTGTGATAGCGAAGTAATGTACCGGTTTTTAATTCGTCTATTTGTTCTTCTGCAACACCTTGCATTACTTTACGTGCAACACCTACCATTTGATCTCGTGGTTCAACTGGCTGTTTGCCCTTGTCTTGCTCTTTTCTTTTTTGATCAGCATTCGCCTCTATACTACCTTTCCGGGGATTTTTGGCACCGTAGCCGAATGGCCCTGCTTCCGCCACACGCTTAGCTGTTTTAGTAGCGATAGCCATTTTCATACCCATAGGCATGTTAGGATTTTCCCGCTCAATAGCTTTGGCTACATCTTCCCGCTTCTTCATTTCAGCCGGGGTAAGTGTCTTTTCTGCAAGTGAAGCTCTAAACTGTCTAAGCGTAGGCATTGTTTCCTCTGTAGATTCTTTTATCTTGGAATCGTTTTTATAAAGTTTATTTTTAGCATTGGTAATACTACTAAAGATCTTTTTATAATGACTTAGATCTTTATTACTAGCAGTAGCTTCTTTAAGCTTCTTCTGACTCATCCGATGTCTCTTCTTGATCGTTATTATAGATATTACTAGCTACTTCTATTTTACGTTGATCTAACGCATCAGATACTTTAGAAGAAATAATATTCTTAAAACTATCTTCCGCCTCTGTATTGTTACCGGCGATGATGTCGTCAATCATCTT